GGTGGAGGCACCGAAAGGTGTCCTCACTTCTGGTAGGAAACGCCGTCGCCTAAGCAACGCTGAGGATACTGGCATCGACGTACATATCCAGGTGAGCTATAAAACGCTTGCCTAGATTGTCGTCGTTGTACAGATCCTCAGTCGTATTGCTGATGCGGTCCTAGGTCTAGACTTGTCCAGTTTGAGCGAAAAGCTAACTGGCATGTTCTAGAACTTAGGTCGCATATAGGCTGATTCAGCAATGGATCACTCGGTGGTTCGGTGTTGTAGATTTCCGTAACAACGAGTTGGGGGACTTCCCCCGAGAAAGGATAGCAGAAGTGCCATCACGATCCCGGGGGGAGTATGTCCCCCCACACTTGCGTGACGCGATGACCGTCACCCGCTTAGCTAACGCTGAGTGGGCGGCGAACACCGGTTGCGCGATGCGCTACGTAGTGGCGTGTAACGTCCATGAGGGCATAGATCCGGATCAGCCGATCCAGGTCCTTGACTCTCAGGACGGAACGTACCTAAACGTGGCGGACTTGTCGTCACGGTTGTCTGAGGAATCCCGAAAGTGGTTCCTCTCCTGCCCTTAGGCAGGAACTAACCGAAGTGAGTGTTATCAGGCTATGCATCCGATTACCTTCTTGTGAAAGGAGGGTCGGTGAAAAGGCTGATGTCACTCTGGTCCCGGCTTGCACAGGAATGTGCAAGCCAATGCTGCACGAGCGCCATCCGAGACATTAATACCGTCTCGGAGCGAGTCGAACATGAGGGGTTGTCGTTTTTAACGATAACCCTACCTGACCTTGGAAAAGCGTTCCAAAAAATGCTTGACCAGGGTCGGGTGGCTAACCACTCCTCGTTCAGTAATGATCGAGGAGGAAGTCTCCCCCGATTCCTCGGAGGTTTCTTCAGCCGTGTGTTCGACCGGGATAGTGGCTTGTTACTTGACGAACCATGCGTCGACTCGATTCGAGCCATCCGTCAGCTAACGCTGATGTTTGGCAAGATGGAGCTCAAGTGCTCTCCAGCACGCGAGCTAAAAGCCGTCGCTAATTACGTCAAGTGTGAGCAGGAAGTTCGTCTGTTCGACAAAGAACTCTCTGAGAGAGATCTCGCAGAGTTCGTTAGTATGTCGGATATGCTTTTCGGCCGTGTTCTCACTCAGGTGGATAGAGATATCTATCTGGGTGGGTACGGACCTAGGCATGGTCCAGGATCTACCGCCGATGGACTTAAGGGAAACCAAAAGTTCCATCAGACGGTCTGGACTAGACGTCTCGAAGATTCCGGCCTTGCGGCCGGAGAGAATCTCCTTCCCAATTGGCGGTTTTATAGCCAGTTGGACGGAGTTAACTTCCTCGAACCTGAGACGGAGGTACCTGTAAAGGTTACCCTCGTCCCTAAGACGCTTAAAACTCCGCGAGTGATTGCCATGGAGCCGACCTGCATGCAGTATATGCAGCAGGCCATACTCCATCGGTTGCTCGCGTACCTCGAC